GTCATTTGGGTTTCCACACTTCCCTGGAAAATCTCTTTTACAGCAGTCGCGTCAAAATCAATCTTACGTTCTACAAGTGAATCAAATGCAGAATTGACAGAAAGCAGGAGCCGGTCAATTTTCGCATTAATATCAATGGCTTCTTTACTCTTTCCATTCAGTCGGCTTTCTCTTGGATTCCATAACTCCGGAGTACATGACAGCTTACAACTGAATTGGGCCATCGTGTTGTTTACCGTTATTCGCCCCATTATCGGAGCCCTTCCGAATTTGTCTAGACCACTCTTTTTCAGGTAGAGCAGCACCTTGAATTTTTCTACTTTCATACGCTTATTTTTTAATGGCAAAATTACCTATTTTATAAGCGTTCTTTGATATGCAAAATGCTGACATATAGTGAATAACAGCCTCTGTGACAGCTTCTTCATTGTTCAGTCTGTTACCTATTCGGCTCAGGTAACTGGGCAGCTAACATTCTGGTAACTGAATACCTGCAATATCCTGTCCATTTTTGCTTTACCTTATCTCAGCAAAAAACAGAACTTTTGCTCATATTCAACCAATTACGTTTTTCTTTCTCATCCCTTCATCTACTTGCTTCCTATATTCTGTTCCACTGCTTTCGTCATTCATACGCCGTCATCCAAATCTCTTTAGGCACAGACATTTACACAGTATCGAAGATGCTAACACATAAGAATGTCACCACCACTCAAATCTATGCTGATTTAGTCAATTCAAAGAAGAGAGAGACGGCGAATAAGATTTCGTTGAAATAGTATAAAGTTCTGTAACGTAAGAAGAGTCCGACTAGGTTTTAATCTCATGTCGGACTCTTCTTTTTTATTCTATTGTGGCATAGATTGCATAGAAATAAGTACCATATCGAGGACAAATGCTGCCACTTTCTTGGATTTATAACATAGTATCTATGAAATGACATATATTTGCGCACAAATAATTAGCAAATATCACTATGAATCAGAAAAGTATAGAACATATAGCACTCTATTCCCTTGTATTGGTAGGCACTCTTGTCGTTGGCGTTTTAGCTCGGCAGTTTGTTTTATCCAAAGGCGTAGACGATTTCAGTTGTAGTGTTGCATTTTTTGCAACAGTAATTGTCTTGATGGCGATCTATGCCAGTTTACAGACAACTTTCAATCAGTTTCTGCTACCACGCATAGAAGCCTTTCTATTGCGTTCCTTTGCTTTTCAAACGATGAAAAATTACAATGATACCGTTTCTGAGCCGGAAGCCACTACAATCAAAGATTCAAAACAGGCTACGCCTGATGTCATTGAGCCTGCTCCTACCACTGAAGAAGCAATTTCTGAACCTTCAGAATATGAAGTCATGCGAACCGACACTATCGCAAAACAGAATCGTGCTACTCAAACCAGATTGGAAAAGGTCCTCAGCTATACGAAGCAAACAATGGTCGCCTATATGAGTGAAGAAGATCTCAACCGTTTATGTGCATATATCGTAGAATATAGTTCAGGCGATACCTTACAAAAGATATCGCCTGTAAAGGTTGACTCTCAACTAAAAAGTATTGATATTATGCACTTTGGTTGGAATATAGGCAAAGCTTTTGGTATAAAGCGTATTCATACAGCTACATTTATTAAAAATGTCTTTGCCCACACTCTTTGCGATTTGGAGATTTCAACTATTGAGCGTAAAATGTCTAATACCGAATCAAAATGTAGAATTAAATTATACAAAAAATTATATGATTAATATTGATTTATATTCAAAACCACTTCATAGCGTAGTGT